TGCCCCCCGTGACAGTTTAGAGATTGTCCAACCTGTCCTTCAACTCGTTGATCTGTTCTTGCTGCTCCTTGATTGCCTCAATCAGAACCGCAACCATATTCTGGTATGCAACAGATTTAACTCCATCACCCGCCTCAAGAACTAATTCAGGTAGAACCTTCTCAACTTCTTGTGCAATTACACCAATCTGGCGTTCTGGATCACCTATTCTATTGAAGAATACACCACGCAGATCGAGAACCTTATCAAGTGCGTTAGTGATACCAACAACATTTTCTTTAAGTCTCTCGTCAGAGTTTGCAGTAATAGTTCCAGAGAAGGTTGCATTACCTGCAGAATTAATTCTGAGTCTTTCCTGAGGATTCGATACTCCGCTTCCCTGTGTACCAAATATTATACCAAATTGACCCGTAGTTCCTTCAGATACACCCTGTACGTATCCACGCACACCATCATTACTAATATCTCGTCCCTCAAATTTGATTCCACCATATCCAAACGAAGCATCTAGTGCCTGATCAGTCTGAGTAAATCTTATAAAATTGCCCGATACATCACCAGTTGTGTTTGGATCGGTAGTAACGATAACATCATTTACGAAGGTAGAGATGCCAATATGATTTGTAGTATTAAAATTAACCTGTTGATTGAAGGTACTAATACCTGTTTCAACAATCCAACCATCAGATATATTCCATATCAAGGAAGACATTCTAAATTCAACGTTATTCTCAAAGAGAACAGGTCCAGCAGCATATAAAGAGAATCCTGCCTTCGCTTGAGTAGTTTCAATACCAACTTGTGCGGTAGTTGAGATACCAACACCATCAAATACCCAAATATCAGATACGTTGTTTAATTGAGATCCGTCACCTCGGAATGAACCACTCCATAGTCCAACATAATAATTATCTGGGTTTGACTGGACAGGACCAAATCTCTTCCAAGTATTATCGTTAGTGTATACCCATCCAATCTCACCACCAGATTTGGGTTCTGCATCATATACTACATCACCAACGTTACCAGCAATTTGTGGTGTAGCAATACCAACAGTATATTCTCTGGCAATCGTTTGATCACCTTGAATAAGGATACTATTAGATTCGGATGATGCATTTACAGTTATCTTCTCATTGAAGATAGTAGGTCCATCAAATTGAGAGATGATGTTGTTATCCTTACCACCATCAACTTTAATACCCCTATTAATAGTAATTTGTTCAGTAGATGTTACATCAAATCCAATCTCACCACTATTGCTGGTGATATCCTCACCCCTAACCGTTGGAATTGGAGCATTAGTAATTAAATCTTTACCAGTTGTTCCACTAGTAAATTTGTTAACTGTGTAGGAATTACCCCTATCATCCAAACCATTATAGAAGGGAGTACCTCCATTAACAGATACTGACTGAGAAAGAAGTCTTTCAACCTGACGGAACTTTCTATCCTGACGCTCTGGAAGTGCAGTAGAATAGTTACCAGGTCCAAATCCAAGATACTCAAAGGTATGTCCAGATGCTCTCTGAATTGAGTTTCTTCTAAATTCAACTGGTTTTAACTTAATCTTTCTAATAATAGATCCAACTGGGTGAGATTGCTTCTCAGATCCGAACAGACCACGGAATACGCCAATAGCAGTGTCACTAGCAACCGTTTGGTTGATACGCATGATTTCATTATCAATAATAATGTAATCACCAACATCCCATCCCATGTTCAACGCATTGGTTACTGTTAAAGTATTAAGAGTGGGATCAGTTAATCCAGCAGACAAAGAACTAGTGATACCAGCATATGTTGGAACAAGTCTTGCAGATGATGATTCATCATTAAAGTCTATACTATCTGCTTGAGCAGCAATACCCTTGATATAAATTGTACCACCACCAGTAGGATTAACTACAGTAGATCCAGAACCAACATTAAGAGTAAAGTTCTTAACCGATAATACAGATTCAACAGTAAAATCACCATTAAGTACATCGCTTGGCAACCCACCAATTTTAATATTATTACCAACTAATAATCCATGGGAATTTGTAGAGGTAACACTAGCAATACCACTGTTATTATCATAGGTGATTGAAGTAATGCCAATAGACTCAGATACCAGATAAGCAGTAACATCAGAAAGAACAGCAGCACTGACATTAGTGAGACCATTAGTATTAACCCCAACAATGTCCTTCGTACCAATAAATGGATATTCTGCAAAAATTGTAGATGCAGATGAGACATTTATCTGAGAATCATTGCCAGATTCTATAGATTCAATTTTATAGAGATTATTGTAATCCTTAAAAATTTCATCCCGAATACCATCAATTCGGATAACATCACCAACACTGTTGTGAATTTCTTCTACAGTTACATAACCTTGGGCAAAACCAGCAGTACTACCAACACCAACAACAGCAAGCGTATTACCAATTCCATATGCAGATCCACCATCAACTATCCTAATATCAGTAATAGATCCATTAGAATCAACTCTTATGTTTGCAGTGGCATTTTTACCAGTGAGTGATGCGCCAAATCCAACAAGATCTGCATTATATAAAGTTTGAATACTTCCACTTCCATCACCATAGTTTAATCCAACACTAGTGATGCCAACTTTTGTAATATAGTTTAATCCATGATCATTAGTTGTTGTAATTGTATGAGCAATACCACTTTGAGATTCAATTTCTAGAACATCAATGCCAGTTCTAAAATCTTTAATATTCTTATTAATAACCTCTTTAGTTAAGTTATTTTGAGGATCATTAACCTCGGTCAAACCAAGAGGTGTTGGTAAAGCAAAGGTTCTTGTTTGTACTGGATCAGAAGATGGATTGTCTCTATCAAATTGTGGATAGAGATTCTTTAATGGTTGATTATATCTTAAATTTTGGAATGGTGTAACTACAGGTTGAGAAGATGAATCAATCAGAGTTAAGTGATAGACACCATCTTTGGCATTCGGCACATACTCCTGCACTTCCTCTTTTCTATAGACGAAAAGAGTATTAGAGAACTCTTTTCTCTCAAATCTAGGAAGATCAACAGTTCTAACATTAATATCATTAGCAAATAAACCTGGATTTGTAGTCATTCCAACAGTAAATGACTTTCTAGTTGGTCTTCCAGTTACAAAATACTCACCATTAAATCCAGTATTACCAAGACCAGTAGTATTTGCACTAGATACAACATTAATAAGTTTTACTTTAGATCCAACAGATAACTCGTGAGGTGACTCAGTGAAAACTGTAGCAACACCAACAATACCATCCCATTCTGTACCAGAAATATATCTTGGATTCCTTAATTCAGCACTATTAGATAGAACAACTGGTTGAACACTCTTATATTTTGCAATCTCATTATTTGAAAGACCTACAGTTTGACCAGATTCCTGCATAACAAAGGAATCTTCTGGTGGTCTACCAAGAACAGCAGAATCTTTGGGGACAACATATCTAACTTTATAAATTTTATCATCTAAAGTTCTGTTATCTGGTGTTCTGGTGAAGAATGATTTGGGAGTAGCTGCGCCAAGTGCTACCGTCCCAAGTCCAACAATAGAACTATAGATATCATTATCATCATTACTTACAGTGATATACCACTGTCCCTCACCAGTATCATACTGTATTGGGTGACCAATATCGCCAGTGCTCTTATCAGATACTCTAGACTCAATACTAAGAATACCACCCTTACTGTTAATATTCAATGCAGATGCACTGATAGTATCATTCAAGGTTTGAGCTAACTTAACTTGATCACTATTAATTCCAGCAGTAATCGCGTAATAAACGCTATTATGCTCTAAACCATCAGGAAGTTCTCCGTCATCACTAAGAACACGAAGAGACTCGCCACTTGCAAACTGGTGAGGTTCTGTCAGTGTGAAGATATTTGAGGTAATACTATTAATACCAATTGCAGTTCTACCAACAGTACTATTCTTCTCAGAAGAAACCTCATAACTAGTAACTCCAATACCAGTTCCCTGAGTATCGGGCATAATAATAGTTGCCTGTTTGGTTTCAGGAGTACCATTAATATTAAGAATAACCTTCAACTTATCATCAATCTTAGCACCAACTCTATATCCTTGAATAACAGAGTTTGGAGAATTCTTTTGATTGTTTTGATTATACAAATATAATCTGGTAGTATTACCTACCCCAACTGTTTTATCTACATCAATTGCTTCAAATTCAATATTTACTTCATCAGTAGAAACCTGTTGAGGTGGTAGAATATGGGTAATAAATCCAGTATCATCTCTTGGGAAAGCATTCGCCCTAAATCCAGAGCAAACAAGAGCTTTTGCCCCGAAGTTGGAGTTTGAGTTTGTAATGGACATATCGCCACCAGTCTCACAAACGAAGTGATTGGCGTATCCAATAGCAAACACTGAGACCAACTGTAAGAAGGCATCATTAGATCCCTTAATATGGAAGTTCTCATAAACTGGTTTGTATATAGCAGAAGTATCTGTATGTAAATTCTCTACAGCAGTAGAATCTTCATATACACCAGATATAGAATTATATTTTACAAATGCATTATCATCTTTTTGTAATCCAATTCCAGTGAATTGAGCTACAACCATAGACTTAAATCCAGTCGCCTTACTACCATCAGCATGAAGACCACACATACCAAATACTGATCTCAAAGAACAGTTAAAAATGTATGGAGATGCAGAAGTAACCGAGTCAACTACAATGTTAAGTGTTGCCGATCCAGCAACAACTGAAGGTAATGCATTTGCTGGAGGGGAAGATACCTCATAATTAATTCTGGTAGTACTCTCTACAGAACTGATAACAAATGATCCATTATATCCACCAGTAGGCACACCCTCAATTCTAATGGGAGTATCTACATCAAGACCCCCAAGTTCTTCTACAAGATCAACAGTAATAGTATTTGAAGAAGTTACACCATCTCCAGCTTTGATACTACTAATACCAACATTATCTCCCTTAGATCCAACAATTCTATACTCATCAATCTTTGTTTCAATATCTTTATCAACATCAGGGAAGTTTGGTGCAATACTTCTACCACTAGATGCACCATAAAGAAGTCCAATTCTGTCATAATACATATCCAGATCAGTTCTGGACGAATCATAGTTTAAGAATCCATCTTGAAATTTAACTGGATTAACACCATCAGCATACTCAAAGCATGTCAGTTTATGGTGTGAATAGTTTGGAACATAATCAGATGTTCCATAATCTTTATATACTCTAGCATTAGGATCTGCATCAAAAAAAGTAAACTGATAAAAGTAACAAGTACCAGTTACACGGAATAAACAAGTTTGGGTGATCGCATTGTCTGTTGGATCTGGGACAAACTTTGGCCTAATTTTAGTTTTACGAAGATCTAAACCAACGATAGAAGTACCACGGGGAATAATTACACCACCGTATACCGAGTTCATCTTATAAAGATCATTGTCTTTATCATCAATGTCAAAATTAGTATCTAAAGTAAACTGTTGAAGTGCATCAGAAGATGACCCACTGCGAGTTAACCAATTATTTGCATTGACAGGAGAATCATGAACAGGAATCCATCCTGGTCTATTATCAATAACGTGCTCGCCAGGATATACAATGATAGTAGTTCTACTAAACCTATCATTATCAAATCCTTTCTGGTATGAGAACCTTGCCGCCTCTAAAAGTGCCCTTTGGATAGTTTTGAAGGGTCTAACAAGGGAGTTACCCTGGTTCTCAATACTATCCGTTGAGTCAATACTAGAGGGATCGACGTAAAGGATATCACCTTTACTGTTCTTCAAGAAATTATCTAAGCGACTAAGACCCATTTTATTCCACTAGATGCTATTGCTATGATTTATTTATTCATTCTCTTTTGCATCTAAAATGTACTCTACAGTGTTTGCAACATCTTCCATAGCATTGCGTAAAATTGGTTGTTGCCCAGAATGCTGTTCTGTTTTAGTGACACCGTTTTGCCATTCTTCTACAAGAGTCCATCTCCATTGATTCATACTCTTAGAATACCATAAATTTATTTTCATTGACAGGGTTACTCCAATCTTTAGTAAAATTGCGTATATATTCGATTTTGTCAAGTACTTCTTGATTATCAAGGACAAATTCTTCATTGGCAAAGTGCAACTTTACACCCTTATCCAAAGAAAGATTCATAATATAATTTCTTCTATCTATATCATCGGGAAGAGAAAATATACTAAACATCAGTATATGATCAACTTTACCCTGATTAATCAGATACTCCAAATACACATGATTTCTACCCTCATTGTCTCCAGTTTGATGGGGAAATATGTAACCCATCCTATTACAGTACTCTTTAACAGTCAATGTTTGAAAATATAAATCTATATATTGAGTTTTAAATCCCTCATATTCAGCATACATCACAACATTATCAGTATCAGATATCTCCACATTTCTAGACTGAATATTACTATCACCCAAAATTCTAAAGTAAGATCCTGGCCATTTTCTATGTGGTTGTCCATCCCTCAAAAGAACTCTAACATCAATACTAATTCTAGTATAACCAGTTCTATTTGGAACAGCACCATGAATATTTTCTTGAGTAAACAAGATAAATTGGTCAGTATTAATATTAACTGGTTTACATGAATTTAAACAATGCTCCTCAAAATCTTCACAACTCCAATTATATCTGAGGCATTGTTTGGTTAGGAGTCTACTTTCATATTGCTCAATTATTTGTAGAGAATTTGATTCAAAACATTCTGTAAATGGCAACCAAATAGTTCTTAATCCCAATCCATTACCAACCCACTGTCCTTGGTGAAATGGAATAACTGTTCCACTTTCATCCTGATTAGGAACATTAATTCTAATATTTCCAAACCTCTGAACCAACAAATCACTAGGAACCAATGGAAGAACATATTCAGCAATTAGATTATCAAATCTCTCATAAAAATCAGTATCTGCTAAATCCTTGCCAACCTTTTTTGATAAACTGCCTACAGAATTATAAGGAACAATCTTATGAAGAAGATTTAATTCTTCGACTCCAGGATAATATTTTTGTATACATTTTAATACAATGTCACTAAATTGATACTTTATGTGATCGTAATCGTATACTTGTGCATCAAACATATAAGCCCCCAGTCGGATTTGAACCAACGACATCGGCTTTACAAAAGCCGCGCTCTACCACTGAGCTATAAGGGCAATTAATCATCAAGTTCTGCAAGAAGTTCTGGATTTTCTAAGTCTACATCAAAAAAACAAGGATGACATTGTTCCATAATTAAATACCCAGATGATAAAAATAAGTCTTCAGAAGTATAAACTCTTTTATGATCATTAGCTTTAACTTGAAGAGAAGTGTCAGCCTCTTCAATTTCAGTTAATTCATCCCAAGTAAAAGGAATACCATTAAGAAAAAACATATTAACAACTCTCATAAACCCTTCAGTCTGATTCCAAACATAATCTTTGGTAATCTTTAACTTCATTTTGGTTATGACATTTTCCTAATATTTAGGGATAGGAGTAGGGGGACTTGAACCCCCACGACCTTAATGGTCAACAGATTTTAAGTCTGGTGCGTCTACCGATTCCGCCACACTCCCATTAACATAAATCACACCAATTTGTTTATCAACTTCATAAGTGGGAGGATGAAAAGCACAATACTCATTGAATGTAATTTTCATTTCCTTATTAGTAAGGTTAGCATGTCGTGCTGCTTTTGGCAAGTTCCACTTTGCTGACCAAAGGTTTTCCATTGATTGACGTGTTTCAGGTCTCATAAAATTTTAATCCATAAAAAAGCGGAGTATCGGAATCGAACCGACGACATCTAACTTGGAAGGATAGCGTTCTACCGCTGAACTAACTCCGCGTTATTCATACAGCATACCTCATATTTTTATATTAGTCAACCTTACCAAGGACCACCAGTCTCAGGGTCTTGTGCAATACCGACAGCAGTATTAATCTCTGATATTTTTTCACTATTTTCTTGCACTTGCCTTTGCAATCCCCATACTTGCAACTCATAGTCACCCTTCATGCTCTGAGTGGTAGTAGCAAGATTTTCTTCTCCTTGAATATTAGACCAAGAAGAATTATAATCAGATACTAAAGTCCCCAAACTAGCAGAGTATCCAAAGACCTTACCAATTTCAGATCCACCGTGTCGAACCAATTTAGTACTAACACCACTTCCAACATTTGATGAAGTCAAAGTATTGTATGACCCACCAGTAAATGGATAATCAGATCCAACATTGCCTCCACTTATTTTAGGATAGTCATATATTTGAGCAATATCTTTTTTAATTATTCCATACGCAATAGCAGCTGTACCAGCACTAGCAACACCTAATGAAGCACCTGTTGCAGTAGCAACTCCTGTAACGGAATCACCATATACACTAGTTATAGAAGATAAAGTTGTTCCATATGATGCAGAAGACAATCCAGTATTACCACCAGCAGATTGAATAGATGTTTTTATAGTGTTAATGTCATCTAAAGCTGATACTATTGCTGACGATTGAGTTCTAGCAGGTCCCATAAAAGAATCTCGAAGAGCAATAGCTTCTTCAAGTCTCTTCGGCAACCTCTCCTGCTGCAATTCATACATTGCCTTATCGGCAAGCAATTTGTCGTTTACAACTCCCATAAATTATATAAGGCATTTGATTCTATTTATTGTGAAAGTTGCACTGCTAATGACGGGATACATGAGAAATTGGGAACAACACCTCCCAAATATCAAATCAAACATCATTGATAAGTATTCTGCAGACGTTTATATTTCATCATATAATTATTCAGAACTGTATATGGGTTCTGGTGTAGTTAATGTAGATACTGATAGTCTGATAAGAGAGTATCAACCAAAAAACTATCTATTCAGAAATAAAGAAACTCTACCCGAATTTGAATTTAAATCGGATGGTTTAGAAATGAATGGTAGAGAGTGGTCATATAGGATATTGAAGCAATGGTATTGCATATATTTGAGTCTATCTCTATTTGACCCAGAAGATTATGACATAGTGGTCAAATGTAGAAGTGATTTCTCAACAAAGAACTTCAACATAAAAAATGAGGATATAGTTATCCCTGCATGGAAGGTCCATCCAGGTCCATGCGAACCAGAAGATTCATATGTTGATTACTTCGCTCATGGCAAAGGTTACTGGATGAAGCAATACTTCAAATTTTATGAGAAAATAAAAGAGATGCATGATAATGATTGGGGAGATGTCTCTTTAGGAGAGACCCTAATCAAGTCATACATCGACAGATATATTGGAAAGAACCATATCAAGTTTGATTATGATATGGATTGGATGCTCAGGAATGAAATGTGGGCATCAGATTATAGGAGATTGTTTGAGATTGGGGATCCTGATAAACTACTCAAAGTTCCAGCCACTGAGAAGGATGCGTTGATCCTTGATGATAGTCTGGATTCTGTGGGTTCAAAGTAACCCTAATATCACCAGGAATCACTAACCTCTCTTCTTTTCTCTCAGAGATCTTTTGAGTAAAATGCCCAATCTTACTTGGAAAAATTACAATACTTCCTTCAATGGGTGTAATACCATAAACATTGCAGTTATATTTGTTATATTCAGTAATTAGATTTTTCTTAATTGACTCAGTAAACATATCTCCAACGCATTCATTGGGATTTTTTTCTTGAGCAATGCAAAACCTATCAGATGTCTCTCCAGTATTTACATAGTAAACAAAACTCAAATCAGATGCATTGTGATTATGAGGTTTAACTGAAGGTGTGGCATCATCCTTATGATACCCAACCCAGGATTTAATGATGTGATAGTCTAACTTTGAATGATCAACTTTTAAATAATCAAAATAATTATCTACATGTTGCCGAAGTTCTTCAAAAAACGGTTTGCATGATACCTTTTGATGTGCAAAAATTCTTCCAGAATATTCTGGACTTTCATTTTGATATCCATCAAACCAATAATCACGAAGTTCATCAATATGCTTTTTGATTTCTTCATGACACTCTACCATTCCCTGGTACACAATCGTAGGGAATGCTTCATGTACTCGATGCATCAGATACCATTAATATTATATTCTCTATTATCTCCTGGATAGTCCTCTGGTGTCAAGCCCTCATACTCAGGAATATTTTTAGTTGTATCCTTACGTTCACCAAATACAACATAATCACAATTAATACCAGTTCCTGCATTATTTTTAATAATAATCCTATTTCCCCACTCAATCTTATAAACAAATAATTCTTGCCAATGTCCATTGGGAGTTAGATTAACAGATATATTATCCATATCAACTAAATCTTTCCAATAATAAGGAAGTTCAATATAAGATTGATTGACTAATTTACCTTTAATATACACATCCGCAGTTGGTCCCTCAAGAGTAATATACCTAAGACGATGATTTTCTTTAGATGGGTGCTTAATGTCAAATGATTTTTTAGCATCCCAAATTGCAGATTTTGCATTTAGAGAGGATACTGCAGAACTTACAATATCTGATGCCTGAACAATGGCATCTGCCTTAATATTACCACATAATATATTGTAATGAATCCAAGGTGTACATGCCTCAGCAGGATAATTTGGATCACCAGTTGTTGCTTTTAACAAATAATCATATTTGCTTGAAAAAGGACCACTGATACCTTCATCTGCACATCCCGTGGTATTACTTGCCTGTGGAATAAACTCTGCCATAATTACCTCTTAGTATCATAATGATATCCAGATACCGAATATTCATCGTTATTACCTGGATAGTCTGCTGGGGTTGTACCCTCGTATTCTGGAATTAGCTTCTCACCATCTACTCGCTCACCATAAACATGATAATGGCAGTTAATAGGTCTGGAAGAGTGTAGAAAAACTTTATTGTCTTCAATTTTATGAACTATAATATCTTGATGAATTCCAACTGGAGTAATAGATACTGTAATTGAATCAGGATCTACCAATTCTCCCCAATATTCTGGAAGTTCAATTACACTATCATTCTTCAATTTACCTCTTATGTATACGTCATTTGTTGGTCCTTCAGGACAAGTGTGACGCAATCTCCAACCTTCCTTTGTTGGATGAGGAATATCAAAATTCTTTTTAGCAGATAATATATGTCCACCACAGCGAGACATAACTTCTCCCTGAGCAATAATATTCATCCCAGCATTAATGCTCTGAGCAG